GTTTAAAAGGTAGTCATCAAAATATGGGGTCGAAACAAGATTATTGTTACGACCCTGAATTTGCGGGTATGAATGGTCCATTGGTTTCTGTTGGTGAATGTAAGAAATTTGGTCAAAAATTTCCTTGTATGGGACCTACTATGAATACTGGCCCACATAGTGATGCGTGTGTGAATGATTTATGGAGAAAATCGGGATGTACAGGAACGGCTACTGGAAGGGCATCTGATATGGGAAAGAAGGGTGGGGATATAATGAAAAAATGGCAAAAGGGGGGTTATACAAATGTTTTGAATTCTATGTATGGTATATTGGGATTAACTACATCTACGGATTATAAACAAGCAAAAGATGCTACAAAAATGTGCTATGGGAGAGATGTAGACGCGTGTGAAGATAGATTTGTGGATGAATCAAAGAAGAAAGAGAGACCAAGAGATTGTTTAGTAAATTTATATAAACAATCGGGTTGTCGCCCAAAAGGTAGATTACATCCTGATAATATAAAAGCTACAGTAAGAGCGGACACAAGGAAAAAACACGGGGTTGGAAAAGAATGGACATCGGGGACATTTTATAAATGGAAACCAAATGAATATGTTCAAAAATTGAGGGCTGTGAAAAACCGTGCTGATAAATTAACAACCGCATCTAATGTAGATACTTATGACGAAGGTATAAAATTGTATGAAAATTGTTATGGTACAAGTCCAAGTGTATCAACAATACCAATGAAAAAACCTTGTTGGAAAGATTTTGTAGAAATAATGAAACGTTCTCATAAAAAAGTTACTATAAGTAAAGATGAACAAAAAGTAGTATTTAGTCAGGATAATTTGGGAGTTGATAATGAATTTATGAAAGATACGAATTTAAATAGAACAAGATTGGCCGGTAAAGATAATATAGGACACGATTGGGGAGGAGGTAAAGTGGTGAAAAAATCAGATTATGAAAAGGATTTTTTCCCATTTTGGAGATTTGTGAAAAATAGTAGAGATATATATCGTGGCGGGGGAGACAAGAAATGGAAAAGTAAATGGCCAGAATTTAAAAAGAGAATGTTAAAAATAAACGGCGTATCAGATTTAGGAGACGAAACATTATTATGTGCCCCATTTATGGGCGTTGGGAGAACATTAAGAAATTACGGATTAGCTAAAAAAAGTTCGATGGCTCATTTACCTGTAAATGGGAAATGTTCTTCTTGTAGTTTAGTCCCAAGAGGAGAATGTCAAGAAGGTTGTGCTCCAGTAACACATCCGGATGGAAAAGCTAACAACTGTCCTAATAAAAATAAAGGAAAAAGTCCAGGCAATTGTATAGTTCCTTTTGGAAATGTGATAACAAAAAATATGTGGATGAAAGAGGGTTTTCCTTATTGGGAATTTATGCGAATATTACAAAGATATGAAAAATAAATAGATTAGTAATAATTATTAATTAAAATTAATCAACTATATTAAATTAATTTTAATGGGACAATCACAATCAATAAAAAAAGTGAATTTTGAAGATATTCAACAAACCATAATAACCAATAATAAATATTTATTGATAAACACTTTAAAATTAGAGGAACAGAAATGCTTAATAAAAGGAACTATATCACCAGATAAAGAAATCTCTGTAATAAATAGCAATTTAAATAATACAAATTTAAGGATAATAATATATGGAAAGAATGCTGCCGATGAAACTATATATAAAAAATACAACCAGTTGATAAAATTGGGGTTTTACAATATTTATTTATATCCTGGAGGAGTATTTGAATGGTTATTGCTACAAGATATATATGGGAATGATAATTTTCCGACTACTTCATTTGAATTAGATCATTTAAAATATAGAGCACATTCAGCATTTAATTATTTATTAAAAAACGGTGATATAGATTAACACCCTATGGTCCAATGCTGTTCGTGTAATAAATTATAAACTTTATCAAGATTAACCAATGGTTCTATCATATTATTTAAATGTGTTTTAATAGCCAATAACCATGCCCATGGAATTTCATTGGTATATTCTGTTTCGCCATTTAATAACAAAACTAAATTATCCTTTTGTAACCATTTTTCGTGATTTTCGTGACATGTTTTTAAATAATCGATAGTTATTGTTTCGCCAGGTCTATTTCTCTTTAATACGCGTTTTAATGATGTTTCAGGATTGGTTTTTATATAAATGGACGAATTTATTTCCAAATTCATGGATAATTCTTCAAACCATTTAAGATAAATTTGGTGTGATATTTCATCCAAGGTTCCATTATCATGTAACATTTTTGCGAATACATTTTTATCTGTTAAAATACTTCTTTCTGTTATAATTATACAATTTTTATGTTGTTGGATTGCTTTTCTAAGTTGTGTGATTCTTGTAATATAAGCCATCATTTGAAATTGGAATGCAAATTTTTTTTGGTCTTCGTAGTATCGTTTTATAATATCATTGCCTTGAGAATCTTTTATAGTTTGCCATATATCAACAGGTTCTTCTAAATAAACTATTTTAAATCCGCACATTTCTTTCATTTGTTCTTTAAGATGTTTAATTAGGGTGGATTTACCACTACCTATATTGCCCTCAACAGAGAAAATCATTGACATGTTTATATATATTCATAAAATTCTTTTTAATCAATTTTAATATTTATAAAATTGATTTAATATTAATATGATTTTTATATTAATACAAACATGGACTTATCGCAAACAAAACTCACCAAAAACGAATGGGACTTCTTGGAACTTCCAGTTTCCCCAAAAGAAAAAGCAATATTGAAACTATTGTTTGATAGTAGGAAAGATATAGGGGTATCATTTAATAATTCAAATAGTTTATTGAAATACATGAAAATGTATAATGAAAATATGGAACCTTTCCATCATTACGTATATATCATATATTTCCAAAAGGAGATTGGAAATATAAATAAAAAGTATAATGAATCGTATAATGTTGAGAGAAAGAAAAAGACGAAACTTAAAAAAATAGACGAAATGAGGATGAAGAATGTAAATAAGAAGATTTTGAAATTGAAAGATGAATTATACGAATATATACTTTTAAAAAATATCAAATTGTTCTTTGAAAACGAATATAGTTGCGAGCATTATTATACATTAACACAGTTATTGAAGAATAATATTGTTCATTTGAATACTTATGTATTAGAATATGTGAATATGATATTAAAGAAGTATAAAAGTGAAATTAAATACGATTCTTTAATTAAAAATGCGCATGAGTTTATTGAAAGAAATGATATGATGTTAAAATACAGCGATGTGAAATTATATGAACATCAAAGCACGATTTTAGAAACCATAAATAATAATAATGGCTATATGATATTATATCAAGCACCCACAGGTACAGGGAAGACACTTACTCCATTGGGTATAAAAAAACGCATTATATTTGTTTGTGCCGCTAAACATATTGGATTACAATTGGCGAAGTCATGTATATCTACAGAAATACCAATAGCAATTGCGTTTGGGTGTAGGGATACATCCGATATTAGATTACATTATTTTGCGGCGAAAGATATTGTAAGAAATAGGAGGACTGGAGGTATTTTCAGGGTTGATAACAGCGTTGGCGATAAAGTTGAAGTCATCATTTCGGATGTTCAATCATATTTATATGCTATGCGATATATGTTAGCTTTCAATGAGGCTAAAGATTTGTTGTGGTATTGGGATGAACCCACAATAACATTAGATTATGAATCGCACGATTTTCATAACATATTAGAGAGGAATTGGAAAGAGAACGAAATACCAAATATAGTATTATCTTCAGCTACTCTACCGGATGACAAGGAATTACATCCAATGATTATGAGTTATCTTAGAAAATTTCCAAATGGTAAGAAGGTTAATGTGGTTAGTTATGAATGTCAAAAAACCATACCTATATTGAAATCAAATGGCGATACATTAATGCCTCATTTTGAATTTGATAATTGTAAGGATTTGAAAAAGTGTGTGAAATATTTGAATAGCAATAAAACAATGTTGAGACATTTTGATGTGAATGAAATATCTAAATTTATATTGAAAATGCATAAGAAAGATTTAATAAAAGAGCCGTATAAAATGAATAACTATTTTGATGATATATCGGATATAAACATAATGTCTTTAAAATTATATTATTTAAAACTATTATCCAAGATGAAAGAGCAGGGATTACAGAAAATAAGAAAATCATTGAAGGTAGATAAAGATTACGAGTCGGTTATAAAAATAACCACAGAAGATGCTCATACATTAACGGACGGACCAACTATATTTATAACGAATGATGTTAAAAAGATTGCTAAGTTTTATTTGAGAGTTACAAACATACCGGATCAGGAATTGTTAGAATTGATGAATATAATAGTTAAAAACGATAATATAATGAAAGAATTAGAACTAATTACGAAAGAAGAGGACCATAGGTTGGCTAAATTAGACGAGAAAAAACTTGATAGAGAAGTGAAAGAAAATAGTAGAGAAAAAGAATACCAAATGGCGTTCATTGAGAAGGTTAGGCAATTGAAATCCAGATTGTCTGATGTTCAATTAAAAAAAAAATACATACCGAATAGTGAAGAACATTTCAAATTATGGTGTGATAAAAATAAAAGTAAAAGGGGGTTTGTTTCTGATTTGGATGACGATGTTGTTCAAAAAATAATGTTATTAGATATCCAGAGAGAATGGAAGGTATTGTTGATGATGGGAATAGGTGTTTTTACCACACACGACAATTTAAAATATGTTGATATTATGAAAAAAATGGCGGAACAACAAAAATTATATTTGATTATTGCGAGTTCAGATTATATTTATGGAACGAATTATCAATTCTGCCACGGTTATTTGAGTAAAGATTTAATGAATATGACTCAAGAAAAAATGATTCAAGCGTTTGGACGCGTTGGTCGTCAAGATAAACAAAAGAATTACAGTATTAGACTGAGAAATGATAAGCTAATAGAGAAGATTTTATTTAAAGAAGAGAATAAGATGGAAGTTCATAACATGAATAAATTATTCAGCGTTTAATTATACTAATGCTGAAATTTCATCATTTTCGGATTCTTCATATTCTTCGCATTCCTCATAATTTAAATAATTTACATTTTTTAATGGTGTATGAATATCTATATCTTTTTCTTCTGGTGTTTTCACACAAAAACAAGCATAAAATACTGATAGCATTAGAACGCCGTCAACAATATATAAAAAAGGAAGGTCCATTATAATAATATTTTCTTTGTGTTAATATATTAATTATAAATAATTAATTATGTCTATAATTAATATAATGAATTGTATAATTTCAGTATATTTAGCTTATGGTATGGCTGTTTATTGCCTTGCTTGTATTTATTATTTAATAATGACGCGTAACGTTGGTACTCCTTTCAAAGATTCATTAACCCAAAAACAAAAAGCGATTAAAAAAGAATCAGCTAAAGTTAGAAGAAATACATTTTTACAGGGATTAGCTGCTGCTACGTTATTAATGGGATTAACCCAGCCGTTTAGTAAATGCTTTAAAGGTCGCCTTCCATAACTATAGTATTACCGCCTTTCCATACAGGAACCGACCTATGTTTAAGTCCCGGTTTAAATAGACCATTATGTTTATCGGACCATATATAATTTTTAAGCGTCATAAGGTTTTTAAAAATCCTGGAACATTTATAAATATCTGTTATGTATTCTTCTTCACAATTATTATGGTCGGTTGCTAATGCTGTTTTTGCGAAATAAGCTGGATAATGATAATTCCAATAAGTTGTGATAAACTTCAGTCCATCTCTACTATTTTCGTATTTTTTATCCCGAAATTGTTCTTCTTCGTCGTCAGATGAAGCCAAATCATAACTTTTATTTAACCATTTTACTCTCCAAAAACAGGTTTTAGCCACGAATTCTTTCAAAAGATAGATGTGATTATTATGTTTATCTTCCAATGTTTTTACATGTTCAAGTTCTAAATTGGTATTATTCAATAAGTTGATTTCATATGGTTGTAAAATGAATGTGAATATATGTTTCGTTAGAGAATGTGGTAATGTAGTCATTTAATTGAAATAAAAAAGTATATTTATTTCAATTTTATAATATTATTAACGTCTTTTTGGACGGTATGCTTGTCCATCTTTTTGCTCCCATTCAACTTCAACTGTTCCTCTACCTTCATATTCTTGAATTTCAGGCATACCAACTTTAATACCAAATTTTTTAATCATATCGGTTGATGGTGTAGTTTTACCATTTTCAAAATCTTCTTTATTTTTACGCCTTGCGTCTTTTCTCAATCTCCAATGAGATTTATACGGTACTCTCTGTTTTGGACGACCGTCTTTATTGGCGGTCCCCAATAACATAGGTCTTCTAAATCGGAGACTTTCTTTATATATTTTATTTGGTCTTGTTCCAGGGGTTCCTTTTGATCTACCGGTGGAACACTGTTCTCTGGCGTCACCAACTAATCCAATATCGTCTTCGTATTTATCTTGTCTATTACTCATCTTTAACAATATTAAAATAGAATTTTTTAAGTCAATTTTAATATTAATATTATCCCTTCAAGAATTAATCTTCCCTTGAGTTTTGTTCTCTGAATTGTGCGATAATATTATCGTCGTATATCGATGCGCCATATTTCGGGAAATATAAATCTTTTCCTTGTTTTTCACCTTTTTCTTTGAATGAGGGTTCGGTAATATGGGTTTTTGTCCATTTTTTATTTTCAACATCAAAATCTGTAGGACTGATGGCCCTTTTAAAGCCGTGATAATTTCTAATTGAAATCATTCGTTGAACAATCATTCTAATCATATATTATTGTTCTTTATTTTTATTTTCAATAGTTTTTAAATATTGTTTATATATTTTCTTACATTCGTCGGGGACCCTTCTTTTTACCCTTTCTTCAGTAAGGCACCACTGCCACGCAAGATACATTTTGGTAGATTCACTCAAATGTTTTGCTTTCAACATTATGCATAAATATATTAAATAATATTTAAGTTAATATATTAATGGATAAAAAAGAACCAGAACATTTGGTATTAAATCCCGTATATAATGGGTTAAAAAAAGATATAATGACACAAAATGAAATTCAACTAACCACTAATTTTTTTGGCGACATTCAAGCAATAAGAATAAAAGTCCCCGTTAAATTATATATTGGTTTTACAGAGAGTAGACCCAATACTAATATAGAAAGTTATCATTTAAACGATTTTATAGAAACAAGTTTCCAATGATAAACGAGAGTGCCTTCATAACTATCTCTTCTTACATCTAAATCTCCAAGAGGGGTCATGCTTACAAGTGAATACCCATCTTTCAACATTTTGTCACAATATTTTTGATGACCCTTGTAATTTTCCCCACAATCACCAAGTTCGCTAAAATAAAAAAATTTAATGATTTCTTTTTCTTTTTTTTCAACATTATCCGCCATTTATAATTGTTTATATTTTAAAAAATTATCTGGAACTATTTTATCCTTTATTCTTTTATGAGGGGTATATAATTGAGACCATAAAAATGTATATAACCCGATATAATACCCTACAACACCAGCAGCAAAAACTCCAATCATTATATATATTATAAAGTTAATTAAATAAAGTATATTTAATTACATTATGTGTTGGTTTTGTGGTGAGTATTTAATTCCAAGAATAGCGATAATATGTCTTCTGGTTATGCTGATTGCGTTGTGCTGTATTCAATGTTGTCCATCGGGCATTGAGGGGATTAAAAGAATTAAAGGTTGTATAAAATATTGTTATTACGGATGTATCTATAAAAAAGCTACTGTTGTTCCTATACCTATGGCCATTGCGACGCCATATTATAATCATACAAGTTCTATTGCGCATGAGGTTCCGACTATGAAGGTTGTTGTTGTGTTGTAGTAACGGGTTGTATTTGGTCATAATATTTATGATAAAAAGCGATTTGTGCGCATAATATTACATTTAATATAAAAGAAAATGCTCCCATTGCGAAAGTTGGTAAATCGTCAATCATTATACCGTGTATTGCGTATGGTAAATAACTTATTGTTTGTATTGAATATGAGATTAAACTAACCCCCTTTGAGGTTTTACCTTTATATAATTTATACACTTGTGGTAGTTTATATAAAAGAGTAGCAACCATACCCAACCAACCAAAAAAAGAAGTTTTTGGTATTTCCATTAAAGTAATTGAATTTAAATGTTTAATTACTTTATTTAATATATTTGCCCCCTTTTTTCAGGTTATCCTCCGCCCATAATGGCTGAAGATTACTGAAATGAAAGCATTTTCTTTGCTCTTCTTCACTCGTTAAATCAAACGAACAACAAGGCTTTATGTGGTCAATATGCCAACCCTGTCCATAATTTTCCCAAGTCATTCCTTCTGTGAATTTGGCTTGTAAATAACCTTTCAAAAAAACCAATTTACACCCTACCAATTTAAATGTTCTGTTAGCTTTATCGGCTTTTTGACTACGAACTGCGTGATATAAACGACATCGCATATTCCGTTCTAACCTAAATGACGGGTCAGTTTTTCTTTTATTATTTTGATATTCAGTAGTTTGTTTAATTCTGGCTTCTCTATTTTTATAATAATTTTCTTTTTTTGTTTTTAGAGAACATTCTTTACATTCCGACCTAATTCTACATTGTGTTTTTGCTACATAAAAAAGATCTAGTGTTTTTTCTTTTTTACATTGACCGCAAAATTTGCTTTTTGTAATATCAACTACAAATTCCTTTAAATTCTCTTTCTTTTTTTGATAATATTCCCTATCTTTTTTATTAATAGCCTCTCTATTTTTAGCTCTTCTATTTTTTTCATATTCATTTTTACAATCTTTACACCATCGTTTTCCTTTCAATAGTGTTTTTACTTGAAAACATTTTGTACATTCATCTTCTCTTTCTTGAAGATTTTGTTTTTTTCTTTGTGCTACTTTTTCAGCATTATAACATTTTCTACATACCTTTCTACGAGGCATTAACTCAATATCTTGTTCGCATTTAGAACATACCATTATAATTAATTATGTTATGTTCTTTGTAAGTTGTTTTGTTTTATTAATGTATTTCACCTCCTCTTAATCTTAACACGAGGTGTAAAGTTGACTCCTTGCTTATATTGTAATCTTGCAGCGTTCTGCCGTCTTCGAGTTGCTTCGTAACTCATCTCTTTGCTTTCACAAAGAGCCAGACTGTATCTTAAGCTTTCATAGAAGTTGATTAAACTTCTCAAGCCCATACCCGTGCGGTCGTTGAGGGAGTATCATGTCTTAATCAATAACAGATTTAGATACTTTACCCGCGGATTACCCAATCTCTAATGCTATTACGATGAGCGAGGTCATTACCCTGCCTATTAATAATAATTTCTTATTATTAAGTCGTGATTAGAGCTCTAAGGGAGTTCCCGAACTTTATAAGATATGTTGCCTCTTACGAGACTAGCCATTGAATATATGATAAATTATCATTTGGGATTCTAAATGTTTATCCACTACAAGAACCCAAATCGTAGTGGCATATGACTTTTCCAGGCAAGCTTATTTACCTGCAAAAATCAAGCGTTGTTGATCTGGCGGTCGTAGATCAACTAAACCCTTACGATTTCTCGTAAGGACGGACTTTATCTTAAGTAATCATTAGGGATTATCACTCCCTTCAAACCGACAAACGTTAAGTCTCTGAACCTTTTCCATATTCTAATAATAACGAACGTAGGAACTTGGCTGCGGATTGCCCAATCTCATAATTTTTTACCATTGGAGCCAGCAATTAACTGGGTTCCTTTATAAAATTTCTTCTATAAAGTGGTATTATGAGCTCTAAGGAGTTTCCCGCAATTTGGATGTCTCGCAATCTTTAAGATCACTAGCATTTGAGTTTATATGAATTTGTTTTTCATGTCTTCTTCTACCAGAAGGTGAAGCAAAATCTTTATCACAAGATTTACATTTAAATCTTCTTGTTAATCCTAATTTTGCCTTTTCTTTTGCTGTATGAATTTGATTAATTTTATATGGGATTTGTAAATAAGGTTCTATATCTGCAAGAAATTTTAATGCATCGTGATGACATAATCTCCAAGCATGACCCGTGCAAATTTTATCCGATACCGGCGATTTTCTTATTCTTTGTCTAACAGAACCTCCCCATATTTTTTGTGCTTTATATAAAGGCGTTGGGTCGTTTTGATCTACACCCAATCTAATACGATTATTATTAGATTTATCATTGGATACATAACCCTCGCCTTCATAAAATCCAGCCATCCATACTTTAAATAAATCAATATTCATATATATATATTATAACCTAAATTCATTTTAAATCAATTACAATTCATATAAAGGACTACAACCATTTTTCCATATACAGAGCCTTTTATATATGGTGGAATACTTTTCGGCACACCGCTTTAGTTTATGCCCTCCTTGTCTTGAATCTTTTGTTTTACATTCTCGATCGTATCGGATGGTTCTACATCCAGGGTGATCGTTTTACCCGTAAGTGTCTTTACGAAAATCTGCATACTATAAATATATTTGGCGAATATTATTTAAATCATTTCATTAAATAATATAATTAAAGATGGTAAAGCATAAATCCTACTACGCCAATAATAGAATAAAATTGCACTTGTTGTTTCCCCTTTAATTTTTTATAATTTTTAACATAATAGTCGGCTAATCCAAATGCGGATACATAACACAATATTTGAGCTAATAAATTAATGGTAGTATAAAACATATATAACTTACGAAGAATATAATACGAATGTTCCGGCAATAATTATTCCAATACCCATAATAGCTTGTACTGTGATTTTTTCTTTCAAGAATATAATACCAAAAACAGCGTTCATTACGAGAAGGGCGCCTTCAACTAAAGGTGCGATATAACTAACATCGTATTTACTTAATAAATAATAATTTGCTTTAATAGCAGCTAAAGAAACTAACGCGACTATTGTTCCCCAAATAAGACTATCTTTTAAGTAGTTGGGATTTTTTTCAAATTTTTTACCAATACCGTTTGTTTGAATGTTATATATTAAAAGAGGGAGGGCTATGATACCAGTAATAACATATCTAATATAAGAAAAATTATTATGCCCTATCTTGTCTACTGATATTTTTTCTAAAACTGGTTTAATTCCCCAACCGATGGAATTGACCAGAATAGCTAAAGTGTCTAACATCATCATATATAATTAAATAATATTAATTAAATATAATTAACGACGACGTTTTCTACGTCTTTTCTTTGTACGTTTCCTTTTACGTTTTCTCTTTTTCTTTTTACTTTTTCTTCTTTTAGATTTTCTACGCGATTTTCTTCTACGTCTTCTGGAACTTCTTCCAGGCCATCTTCTACCACCATCGTTGCTTCTAACTGTTCCGGGTTCATCACAAAAATGCCAATCTTCCGGCTCGTTATCAGCTATACATTGATCATGGGTATCGTAACCAGACATTATAATATTTAATGAGATTAAAAAAGGGGCTAAATTAGAACTTAATTCTCACGTTTTTGTAAGTCGGGATATTTCTTAAATAACTTATCATTAAATCTTTTTAATTCTTCTTCTTGGGTTTTATCGGTTTTCATTTTCATTTTAAGATTAACTCTTTTATCGTCGTGTTTATGATCGTATGTTAAATGAGGGGCGTTTCTAAAATTTTGTATTGTATAATATGGCGGTAATTTATTTGGATCTTCTTCAACAATATCATTAGTTAAATTGTATACTTTTGTTGTAATTTCTGCTAATTTTTGTA